TATGAAAAACTTTATTTTAGAAATTTTTAAATTATATCTTGAAGGAATTAAAATGCTTGTGCCTTTAATAGTGGGTTTTTTTCCATTTTTAGCAACAATTATGACAATAAAATATTATGAAAAGAAAGATGAAAACGAAAAAAAAGAAAATAAGAAAGAAAGAGAAAAGAAAATTTTGTTAGAAAGGTTGTTAAGCATTTCTGAAAATTTAAGAAATAGAAATGAATTTTATATGGAAGTTATTAATGAAATAGTTTATTACGTTGATGAGAAGAATATAATATCTTGTCTTGAAAATGGAGATTTTGATTTTGCTATTGAAAGCAATAAAAATATGAAAATAAATAAAGAAATATATGAAATTATAAGAAGAAAATATTCTGAAGAATATTTTCCTGATGCTCAACTTTGGCTAGATATTTTTATTTTTTTTGAAGATTTATTTCAAACTTATCATTTGTATATAAGGGAAAGTCAAATAATATTAAATTTATTGAAAATTAATTATAAAAATGCTTTAGAGATAACGTATTATAGTCTATTGATGGAAGAAAGTAGAAGAAACGAAATATATACAAATTTAATGGATGCAATAAAAGAGAAAGTTAAAGGAATAATTGAAAGAGACAAAAATGATATTTGTTTGTGAAAAAGGTTTAAAATTGTTTGAAAAATACAAGGAAATATAGTATAATAAAGGAGCGATAGAATGCTTACTAAAGAGCAGATAAAAGAAATAGAAAATGACAAAAATTTGTATTATTACATAAGAGAACTATTAAAACTCAAAAAACAGAAAGGTGAGATTAAAGCTACCATAATTTACAAGGACTGTAAATATAAAAGAAAGTTTTTTGAATTAGAAAGAATTGAATAAAAGGCAATAGTTATAGTACTTAATGAGCCGATTTATATTTAGACTAGGAAAGGTCTATTTATAGGTCGGCTTTTTTATTTAGCCTCCTTCTGATTTTTATATATATGAGCTTATTGATTAACAAGGAGCGGTTGGGTTGGTGGGAAAGTTAAAAAAGAAAGTGAGGGAATATGGAACTGGAAAAAATTAGTATAGATAAGATAAGGATGTATGAAAATAATACAAAAGAACATCCTGAATGGCAAGTTGAAGAAATTGTAAAATCAATCAGTGAATTTGGATATAAAGACCCAATAGCATTAGATGAAAATAATGTCATTATTGAAGGACATGGAAGATACTTAGCTTTAAAACAGCTAGATTATGAAGAAGTTGAAATATTGAGAATAAGCGATTTAACAGAAAAACAAAAAAAGGCGTATGCAATAGTACACAACAAATTAACGATGAATACGGATTTTGATATTGAAAAATTACAATATGAATTGAATAAGCTGGAATTGAGCGGATTTAACTTAGAATTATTGGGATTTGAAAAAATGGAGCTGGACGATATTATGGAAGCTGAAACTGAAATGCTTGAATTGGAAGAAGAAAATGAGATAGAAGAAAGACGGAAACATAGTTTGATTTGTCCATTTTGTGCAAAAATTGGACTAAAGTCCGAATTTAAGGAAGTGTTGGGAAATGGCGAAGATACATAATGATAAATACTACACTCCTAATAATGTAGTAAGAAAAGTAATTCAAGTATTAGAAAAAGATGTGATGCCGATTGAAAAGTTTAGTCGAATTATTGAACCGAGTGCGGGAGCGGGAGCATTTTTAAAACATCTTCCGGAGAAAACTATTGGATATGATATAGAACCGCAGTCAGAAGGAATAATAAAAGCTGATTATTTAAAACAGAATATTCCTTATATGAAAAATAGCCTTGTTATTGGCAATCCACCTTTCGGGAACAGTGGTAATATGCATACAGAGTTTATTAAAAAAAGTATGGAACATTCAGACTATGTAGCTTTTGTACTTCCCGGAGATATGTATAAAAAAGATAAATTTGAGGATATAGAGTTATTTAAAAGTTATATGCTCCCGGAAGTAAAATATAGCGGTGTAAAATTAAAATGCTGTTTTAATATTTACCGGAAAAGAAAAAAGAAACTGAAAGAAAAAAGAATAAAAAATGTTGAAATAAAAACATTTAGTAAGAAAAAAGGTACAACCAAGATAGAAGAACAAAATTGGTTAAATCAAAAAGCGGACTATAGATTAATAGGATACGGAACGATAAGGCTACTATCTCTAACAGATAGAAAAGTCAGAGCAAAAGAAATGAAAATACTTTTAAAAGAAAAGGTGAACTTAAAACCGATTCTGGAAAAGTTTTTAAGAGATAAAAGCAAAGTAGCTGTATCGACTCCCAATATATCAAAAAAAGACATAATAGAATTAATATATGATAATTTCCCTCAATTGAGGGAGTGATTACATGAGTAAGGAAGATATTAAGTTACTTATAAAACAGGAATATGAGAACGGAACGAGTATAAGAATTTTGGCCGAAAAGTATAATCAAAAAGTCGGAACGATTAAAAGTTGGATAAGTAGAGGAAAATGGATTAAAACAAAACAAAATATTGCAACCAGTAAAAAGAAAAATGCAACCACAAAACGCAACCAGTTGCAAGAGGTTGCAAACGATAAAGAAATACAGATAAAAAAAGATATTCTTAAAGGGAAAAGTAAAAAAGAGATAATGTCGGAATATGACATATCGGAAAGAACGTATCAAAGAAAAGCTAAGAGCATAAGACAAGCGAGATTAGAAAAGACGGAACGCTATTTAGATATGATAGCCGAAAAGGTTTATCCGGATTTGGAAGCTGTTTTAGAGAATACAGAAAAAGCAAAAAGGAACTTAGTTGTGAGGTCCATAAAAGAAGTCGGAAACGAAGAAACTAACATCAAAAAAATACAAGAATACAATAAAGCTTTTAACTTTATCAAGCAAATGGCAAATGACATAATGAGGACCGGTAAAATATTAACACCGTATGAGCTTCTTGAAATAGATAAGCAATTGAATGAAGAAGAGTTACAACAACAGAAATTGGATATTGAAAGATTGAAAAATGAAGATGAAGTAATGAAAGACACAAAAGTGGAATTTAATTTTAAAACAGACAAAGTAAAAGAATTGGAGGAAAAGAAAAATGACAAAGAATAATGATGAAGTTACAAAAAGTAAAAATGAAGACGAAGTAAAAAAAACAGAAGAGGTTGTAGTAGAGGAAACAACAAAAACTATTGACAATGACAGAAATAAAATATTAGAGGAATTTGCAAAAAAATATCTTGACGGTTTAACTTATGATAAAGATACAAAATTAAAAATAAGTGGCGAAGAAATGGAATTTGGAATATCAACAAATAATATTTTATACGATGCTGATTTAACTGAGGAAGAATTTAATAAAAAAGTCGAATTTTTGCATAATAAAAAATCACAAGATACAGTAGGAGTTAAATTTCAATATCGGGTAATAACAAGAAAAGAAGAAAAATTTGTAATTAAATTCAAATCTGATAGTTATGTTGTAGGAGCAGGAAGAGTAGGCAGAACGAAAGAAATAATGGAGGTATAAGTAAATGGTAAAAAAAAATAATAGGACCGAAGAAATCCAGGAAAAGAAAGAAATAAAAAAAGTTGCCGAAACCGAAGTTACCAAAGAATGGTTAGATAAAGAAATTGAAAGAGGAAATTTCAGAATAGTTAAAAATTATATATTTAAAGACGGCGGAAAAAAATTACAAGTAGATTATAAAATAGCGGATAGAAATTATTTTGAAAAGGACAATCCTTTAATAGAGTATTTTAAAGAAAAAAATCAACATCAAAAATTTATAATATTAGAGGATTAAAAATGAAAGTCGAGTTAGATATTAGCGAACACTTTCAAAAATTCATAGATGAAGAAACATCTGATCTATACTTTTTAATTGGTAGTTATGGAAGTGGTAAAAGCTATAACATAGCAACAAAACTAATAGTAAATAGTTTCAGAGAAAAAAGAAAAGTATTGGGAATAAGAAAAGTATACAGAGATGTGAGGGATAGTGTATTTACTGATTTAGTGGATGTTATAAGTGAACTTGAATTAGAGGGATATTTCAAAATAATAACAGGGCGACTGGAAATAGTAAATAAAATTACAGGGTCAAAATTTATTTTTAGAGGTCTTGATGAAGTAGGACGTTTAAAATCCATAAAAGGTATTACGGATATATGGATAGAGGAAGCAAACCAATGTGACAGGAATGATTTTAAACAGTTAAGGTATAGATTAAGAACCCCTAATATAAAAATGCACATGTATATTAGCACTAATCCAGCGGAACCTGACAGTGCCTCAAACTGGACATACTGGTTTTTAACTGATTATATGAATGTTACTGAAGAAACACTGTATGATGTTAAGGAATTTATTAAATCGATAGAGGACAAAGAAACAGGATATATTCAGAGAATATATGTTAATCATTCAACTTATAAGGAAAATAAATTTCTCCCTGAAAGTGCTGTGGCCGAATTGAATATGGAAACGGATCCATATTTAATTTCAATAGCAAAAGAGGGGAAATTCGGGTATCATGGCGAATTTGTTTATTACAATATTGAGAGTGAAAACAATCAATATGTAGATGAACAGATAAAAAGAATAGGAATTGAATGGCATATAGCGGGAATGGATTTCGGATTTAGTATTTCCTATACAGCAGTAGTAAGAGCTGCAATAGACTATGAAAATAATATACTTTATGTTTATGATGAATTTTACAATAAAGGTTTAACTAATGCTCAAATACTTCAGGAAGATTTTCTTTATGATGTGGCTGAAGAAGGTATTGTGATATATGCGGATTATGCAGAGCCAAAAACAATACAAGAATTTAAGGCTAATGGAGTGCTTATGGCAAAAGCTGACAAAATGACAGGAAATACTTTAGGAAGAATAGGAAAAATACAGTCATTTAATAAAGTTATAATTGCTAAACGATGTGAGAATACATACCGTGAATTAAAGAACTTGAAATATAAAAAAGATGAAAACGGTGTTGTAGTTGTTGGAGATAAGAAAAAAATGTTTAATTTCGACCCTCACACTAAAGATGCACTTGATTATGCTCTTTCAAGATACAGACAAAGAGATTTAAAGAATAGATATAAGGAAAAGATATAGGAGGTGAGTAATGTTTAATTTTTTCAAAAAAAAGGAAGAAAATAAAACAGTAGAAGAAAACAAAATCATAATAAAATCATTTGATGATTTTTTAAATTATTTGAAAGCCTTTAATATATCGCCTTACAATATAAATATAAGTAAAATGATAAAACAAATTCCTGAAAATCCCTTTATAAGCTCCTCGTTAGACAGAATGCAGAAAGGATTTTATCCGATTAAATGGAGTGTTTATGAGGGAAGTAAAAAGGATAAAAAAGAAAAAACAAATAATATAGTTTATAGAAGTTTGGAGCAACCAAATGCATTAATGGATACAACCGATTTTCTGTATTATTGTTATCTCTACTGGTCGATATATGGAGAATTTCTTATTCAGAAAGTAAAATTATTTAATAAATATGATTTGTGGATATACAATCCGAACGAATACACAATTAATTATCATAAAAATAATCTTTTGTTGGGAATTGAAAGTATAGAACTTGGAATTGGAAAAAAAATCGTAGGAAAAGAATTAGAGAATTTCACATATAAGAAAATACCTAATTTGTATTCAAAAACAAGCGGATTTAATCAAATAACATCATTAGTATTATTACATGATTATTATTGCTTAATTAGTCGTTGGAATAATAATTTGTTGAAAAATAGTGGGAAAAGACAATTTCTAATTTTACTTGACCAATTAGGAACTGGAGAAACAATAGAAAAAATAGAAGATAAAATTTCCGAAAGTAGCGGAGCTGACGGAGTAGATAAACCAATAATCTTAACAGGATTTGATGAAAAATCAAAAATACATAACCTTGATTTTTCTCCAAGAGATTTTGACTATATGGAAGCAGTAACGGAAATAAGAAATATAACATCAAATGTTTTAAATGTTCCTGATTTGTTAATCGGCGGAAAAGATAATGCAAAATATAATAATATGAAAGAGGCAAAGAAAGCCTTGTATACAGAAAATATTATTCCAGCATGCGAACAAATTAAATCTGCAATTAAAAGGTTATTCTACAAAGATTTAGGAGTTAAAGAGTTTATTGATTTTGACATAAGTAATATTGAAGTATTAAAAGACGAACAGATAGATTTGATAAATGCTCTTAATAATTCAGAAATCCATACAATAAATGAAAAGAGGGAAAAATTAAATCTTGATAGAATAGATGGAGCTGATGAAATACTTGTTAAAGGTTTACCAAATACTTTAAAAGATGTTTTAAGTGGTGAGATAGAGCCTAAAGAAAGTAATGTGAGCGAGGAAGATATTTAATGACAAAGAAGAAGGATAAAAAAGAAATGTTACAACAAGCTAAAAGATTGAGACAAGCAAGAGGAAAGGCGACAAAATTTATTAAAAAAAAAGTAGACAGTAATTTTAATCAATTAGCTGATAGTGTAAATGTAGGAGATAATGACATTATTGAAATAGACTTTAAAACGTTTAAAACAAATATGGGGAAAACTATAGTTTTAACTCATAGAGTAGCAACAACAGAAACAATAAATGTTATAGATGAGATGTATGGACTTAGTGAAAAAGTACCGTATTTTCAAGATATAGTAGATAAAAGACTAAATGATTTTAATAAGAAAAATGCAGGAGAAACTGTAAAAAAAATAGATAAAGTTACTAAAGAAAAAATAAATAAAATAATAACCGAACGTCAAGCTGACGGTATAAATGCAAAACAAATTGCTAAGGAGGTTAAGGAAAATGTAAAAGATATGACAAAAAGCAGAAGTTTGACAATAGCAAGAACGGAAACAGCAAAAGCAACAGCTTATGCAAACTGGATGTTAGCACACGAAACTTTAGTAAATACTAAGGTTTGGATACATGTTGGAGGCGGTAAAAAACATCGGGAAAATCATTTGAATATGGACGGAGAGGAAAGACCACTTGATGAGCTATTTTCTAACGGTTTGCAATATGCACATGAAACGGGAGCGGAAGCTGGGGAAGTGATAAATTGTTATTGTACAACTACATATAAATTTAAAGTTTAGGAGGTAAAAATGGCTGATAAATTATTTCAAAAAGAAATAGGTGGAATAATAACTAAGGCAGATATTGAAACAGGAACTCTTGAGGGAGTACTTATCAAAGGAGAGGTTTTAGATAGTTATGAGGACTATTTTTTGAAAGAAGCAACAGAAAATTTTAAAACTAAAAACGGCTCCAACGTTGTATTTATGTTACACCAACATAAAAAAGATAGCGAAATAGGAGTAATGGAATTATATTCTGAGGGCAGTGATTTAAAAATGAAAGCAAAATTAGATTTATCAAAAGATACTAATGGGAATTTCATTAATAAGGAAGCAGCCAAGATTTATTCATTAATGAAATTAGGAGCACATTATGATTTATCCGTCGGTGGTAGAGTTTTAAAAGGTGAAATTGGATATGTTCCTACTGAAAAAGGTGAAGTAAGAGCGTATATAATAAAAGAGTTTGAAGTTTGGGAAGGCTCTTTGGTGGTTAAAGGAGCAGTACCGGGAAGCAATGTAACAACATTTAAAAATTATAATGAAAACGAGGAGGACAATATGTCAGTAAATTTAGAAAAACAATTTAATGATTACAAAGAAAGTGTAGAAAAGCAAATAAAAAGTTTAGAAAAAATGTTGAAAGAAAATGATTTAACAGATGAAATGAAAAAATCTGTTGAAGCTTTTAAAGAAAATATGGAAGCTAAACTGAAAGAATATCAAGAAGCATTTGAAAAAAATATAGATGACAAATTAAATGATTTTGCAAAAGAATTTAAGAGTATAAAAGAAACAGAAAAAGAATTGAAAGAAGCTGATTTGGAAAAATCAATAATGGATTTTATGAAAGAAGTAAATTCGGATACATTTTCTAAAAAAAGCTATGCTCAATATGTAATAGAAAAAGCAACTTCTACGACAAGCGGAGCAGTACCTACAGATTTCTTACCATTATTGCAAAGAACAATATTAAGAAGAGCACAGGAAGTTAAAAATATATGGGCTTATATTTCAAAGTTTTCTATGAAAGAAGGCTCAACTAAAATACCAAGAGAAACATTGGGAAGTACAGAAGTTAAATTCATAGGAGAAGCAGCGGCAAGAACTGAAACAACAGTAAATGTTTTAGATCAGGTGGAAATAGAATTACATCAAATTTATGCTTTACCTATATTTACTAATAAAATGTTAGCGACTGATGTAGTAGGATTTGTAGCATTAGTATTGGAAAGAGTAGCTGAAAACTTTACTAAAAAGATTTCAGAAAAAATCTTGTTTGGAAGCGGAACAGGAGAACCGCACGGAATATTAAATAATTCAGAAGTGTTAGCTAATGCTTTAACATTTGAAACAGCTGGAGAAATGGACTATGAAACATTTACAAAAGCAAAATATAATTTAAAAGAAGATTATGCAAATAGGGCTATTGTAATAATGAACAGAAAATCAGCTCCCGCAATAATAAACTTGAAAGATAAAAATGATAGACCTATTTTTATTGAGTCTTTTAAAGACGGTAAATCGGATACATTATCGCTGTTGCCAGTAGTATATGATGATACTATGCCTGTATTTGATAGTGCAAGTGCTGGAGATATAACAGTTTTAATTGCTGATATGTCAAGATATTTGGGAGCAACACATACGGATTATAATATTAAAATGAAAGATGACATAACTAATAAAGGATTTACAGCTTACTATTTTGAAACAATGGTAGGCGGAAATGTATTATTGCCCGAAGCATTTATCCCAATTAAGAAAAAATAATAGGGGGAAATTATGAACTCAATAATTACATTGAAGCAATATGAAAAACTAACAGGAGAAACAATGGAGCAAGAGAAATCAAGCTTCATTGAAACTCTTATTAGAGTTGCCTCAGATATGATTGAAAGCTATATCGGATATGACCTTGAAAAACAAGACCGAATAGAAATAATTCAGAAAAAAATAAATATTAGTCGATTATGGATAAAATATCCCCCTATAAATTCAGTCAAAAATATATCTATTAATAAAAAGAATATTGATAGACAACATTATGTTCATACGACTAAAAAAATTGAGTTTACCGATTATTTTTGCTCCTGTAATTGTGGGTGTAGTTTTACCTTTAATGATAGGATAATCCTTGAATATAATTCGGGATATAAATTCGGAGATGATGGAAATGTTCCATATGATCTTCAATATTATGTGGCAATGTTAGTTAAATCATTATTTCTTCTTAGTCAAGATGATGATGCTCAAAAATATAGTTCATACAAAATTAACGATATTGCTTATTCATACAAAGAAAATGAAACTTTTACGAAACATATCGTACCGATATTGAAAAGGTTACTGTGGTGATTATGGGAATAACGATAAAGTTTAAACTGGATGAATATAAAAAAGCTAAGGAAATTCTTGAGTATCTAACTAAACATAAAATAAGAATAGGTTTTATTGGCAATGAAACTGGAGAAAATGGGACTAAAGTTTCTGAATATGCTTTTTATGTAGAATTCGGAAAAGGAAAAGGAAATATTCCGAGACCGTTCTTTCGGAATGCAACAAAAGAAATTCAAGAAATGCTTAATGAGAAATTGAAACCGTTAATAATGGAAGCTATTAAAAGCAAAGCAAACGGAGAAATAGTTTTAAACACTATTGGAGTTGAAGCTGTAGGATTAATCCAAAAAAGTATTAATGAGGGAGCTTATGCTCCAAATAAAGAAAGCACATTGAAACATAAAAAGGGGAGCAAACCACTTATTGATACTGGGACAATGCTACAATCAGTAAACTTTAAAATAGAGGGAGTGTAAATATGGATAATGTAAAAATTCCGGAACGTTTTTTTAAAATGTTGACACTTTCAGCATCTCCGGGAGAATGGGAAGATGGTGAATTAATTTTAGAAAAACGAGATTTGAAGTTCAAAGGAGCTTTATTTGATTTAAGAAATTCTGATTACGAAAAATTTAAGTCTCAAGGAACAAGTTTAGGTTTTGAAGATAGAAAACTTTATATAAAAGAAAATATAAAGATAGACTTGAAAGATGAAGTTATAGACCATTCAGGAAATAAATTTAGAGTAGTTGGGAAAGAAGATTACAGACAGAACGGTCATGCTGATTTAATAATTTGTTATTTGGAAAGGTTAAAAAATAAAGATGATAGAAAAATTTAGAAAATTGTTGAATAGCTTTAGTAATAAAAAATGGCAGATTATAAATGGAGAAGTTTTGGCAAAAACTCCCGACTATCCATTTATTGAAATGTTTGTAATAAATTTAGCTCCCGATTTCCATAATCAAAGCGTGGAAATAAAAAAGAGAAATGAAAATGTTCTAATTGAAGAAAATCTGAAAACATACTTTACAATGTTACAGTTTAATTGTCGACACAGTACAATGATTGAAGCTGTAACACTTGCAAATGATTTGTTTAGATTAATCAATTATGAGAAAAGAAAAAAAATATTAAATGAAGGAGTAGGAATAAGGAAAATGTCTAATATTAGGAACTTAAATTATGAAGTTGCCGGAAAATGGAATTATTGTTATTCCTTTGATGTTGAAATTTCTTATGATGTTATTGAAGAAAGAGAAATAGAAACAATAGAAAAAATAAAAGCAAATATAAATAATAAACAGGAGGTTACGATAGATGAGTAATATACTAAGTCAAAATATAAACGATGTAAAAATTACGGTAATTAGAGAATATATAAGTAATTTTAATGTTGATTTAGGGGTTCATAGATTAGTTACGATCGGAAAAAATATTCCACTAACAAAATTAGAACCTAATACAGCATTAGAATTTATGAAAACTGAAACATCAAAAGGTGGATTAGGACTTTCGAGTACGGATAATATCTATAAAATGGTTGAATTATTTTTGTCTCAAACAATAGAAAGTGGAGGAACAACAATAAAAGGAGATCATTTTTGGATACAAGGAATAGAATTTAATCCAGTAACAGATGATTTAACACTTAAATTAACAGATAAAATCGAAAATACGAAAGAAGATGCTGACAATTACTTTTGGGTATTTGATATTCAAAGTGTAGCTTTCAATGAATGGTTAAGTAAATTCTTAACGAGAAATTATAATTTCGGATTGATTGAAAAAGGAGAAAGTACAGTATCGGATTTAGAAAAATCAGATAGAATATTTGCTATCGCTAATCCAAGAGTGGATGTACATATAGATAAAACAAATACTATTGAGTTTTTAAATCCAAAAGGTAGTGTAGTTTCAGCTTTAGGTGGAGGAATATTTACAAGATTAGCAACTGCTGGATTTGGAATGAGAGTTAAACATAAAACATTACAGGGAATAAGAACATATAATACACCGTTATTTGAACACAATGTTCCTTTAACAAATGTAGATTTGAATACTTATAAAAGCAAAAATATAGCAACTTATGAGAATGCTTGGGGAGCTGGAATGATTTCTTTGTCGAAAACAATCGGAGGAGATGTTTATTCTGATGAAAGAATAGGGTTAGACTATATTATTTTTGTTATAACAGGGTCTATTCATAAATTATATAATCAACAAATAGGAATACCATATGATGACGGAGGAATAAACTTAATTGAGAATAAATTAAATGATTGTATGGTACAGGTTGGAGATGAAGGTTGGCTTGCAAGAAAAAGTACAAAAGCAAGAGATTATTCCTTTAAAGTTTCCGTTCCTGAAAGAACATCAATTCCAAATCAAAAAGTAGTGGACAGAATTTTAGATAATACAGCTATAGATTTTACTCTTGCTGGACAAATAGAAAATGTCAATGTAACTTTGAATTGGAAAACAACATTAGTTTAAAAATAAATAATACCCCCTAAGTTCTGAAATTTAAGGGGTGAGAAAGGATAGAACAAATGAAAGATACGAAGAAAGTTAGTTTGGTACTAACAAGCCCAACGGGAAGAACAAGAAACATTATAGGAGTTTCCGTTAATCCCTCACAAGTTAATCAGAACTTTACACTTTCAGATCCAGATATGAATGGTGAGCATGTAACAATAATGAACGGGTCTACGGCAACGACATACGAAATTGTCGTAAGACAAAATAGTGGAAATTTCACATTTTTAAATAATTTTGTACAAGATTGTTTAGATGAGGGAGCAAGTGGAAATGGATTATTTAAAAATACTTCAGTAAAAGGTAAACCTGAAACTCATGTATTAGTAGGGGTTACAATTCAAAAAAAAGAAAGTGGTCAACATGATAATTCAAATGTTGATGCAACATTTACAATACAGGCGGAGTCAGTAACAAGAAATAATTTGTAGGAGGAATAGAATATGCCAAAGTTAAAATTGACAAATGTGTATGCTAAAGATGAAACAGGAAAAGGATATAAAGTATATGAAGAATTAGAAATAGAATTTCAGGACAATGGAGATGATGAAAAGTTAGCTAAAATCATAAATAGCAATTTGGAAGGAACAGCAGATAGATTAGAAACTTATGATGCTTTAGCAGAAGATATGATTATATCTCCTGAGGGAGCGAGAAGTCACAAATTTTTTGGAAAAAATGCAGCGGCGGTGGTTAATTCCCTACTCCCTTTTTTATTAAAGTATGGGAACGAAGATATGATAAGTGCAAACAAAAAGCTAAAAGTCGTAGAAGTCGCTGGAGAATAATTTTTGAAAATAAAATGGGAAGTATCAACGAAATATTAAATATGGATAATGATACTTTCCTTGAAATGAAAATAGCAAGAGATGAGTATATAAAGGAGGTTAGTAAAAAATGAGTGATGAAATGATAATAGACGTCAAAATAAAGAACAATAAAAGTGCTATTGATGAATTAGATAAGACTATGGAAGGACTAACCTCTACAACTAAAAAGACAAGTAAAGGTGTTGACGAACTCGGAAGCGAAGTTAAGAAAACTGGGAAAAAAAAGTCGGACCTCGACAAAGTAAAAGACGGATTAAAAGGTGTGGGAAAAGGAGCAAAAGAAGCTAAAAGTGGCGTGGATGTATTAGCTGGAGGCTTTAAAAGTTTAGCAAGTGCAATGTTACCTGTTCTAAGTGTTGCAGCCGTAGTAGGATTTGTAAAAAAATCTTTGGACGCATTCGGAGATTTTGAAAAAGGAATGAATTCTATTTTTACTTTATTACCTAAAAAATCAGCTGAAGCAGAGGAAGCGATGGGGAAAAAAGTAAGAAATATGGCTAAGACTTATGGAGTTGAAATGTCAGATGCAACAGATGCGATTTACAATGCCTTATCTGCAGGAGTATCCGAAGATAATGTTTTTGGATTTGTTGAAACAGGAATAAAAGCAAGTAAGGCTGGTATGGCGAGTTTATCGGACGCAACAGCAACACTTAATACGATCATGAATAACTATAGAAATGATAGTTTAGATGTAAATAATGTATCAGATTTATTATTTGCAACAATAAAAAAAGGAGTTACTTCGTTCCCGGAACTTGCAAGTTCAATAGGGGACGTTTTACCGTCTACAGCAGCCGCAAATGTTTCTTTTGAACAAACCGCTGCAACAATAGCAACATTGACGGCTACAATGGGTAAAGGCTCAACTGCTAAAGCTGGAACGTCTATGAGAGCGATGTTTGAAGAATTAAATAATTCGGGAAGTAAAACTTATAAGATGTTTAAACAGTTGAATGGTGGAGTTGATTTTAAAACATTTATGAAAAATGGCGGAACAGTATCACAAGCATTAGGAATGATTGAAAAAAAAGCACAATCTACAGGAAAAACAGTAGCGGATATGTTTATGTCAGTTGAGTCAAAAAAAGCAGTAAACATACTGACTTCAAATAAAAAAGTATTTGATGAAAATCTTGAAGAATTTAAAAATGTAGCGGGAGCAACTGATGAAGCTTATGAAAAAATGAATAGAGGTTGGGGAGCTACTACAGCAAGATTGAAAGCTGGAATGACTGATGTAATGATAGGACTGGGAGACGCAATAGCTCCAGTTGCCGGGTTAATAGGTGGAGCTTTAATAGAAGCCTTAAGTCTTGTAACACCTGCATTTGATTTATTAGGTCAAGGAATAAATGCCGTGATTAAGTCTTTAAGTGCTTTAGGCGAAGCATGGGGATTAATAACAGGAACATCTTCGACAGCTGGAATAGAAGAAACAAATAAAAAGTTTGCTGAATTATCCCCTTTGGCACAACAATTAGTTAAACCATTAGCAGAATTAAATCAGGCTTTTAATGACCTTATAAATAAACTTATAGGAGCTTTTGCTCCTGCAACAGAAAGAGTACAGGAATTTTTTAATTCAATTACCGGGAATACAAATACTAAAGATATATTAGTTGGATTAGTTGAAGGTGTTACATGGGGAGTTGAAACTATAACACCGTTATTAGAGGGGTTAGGTTCTTGGTGGAGTACACAATTTAATGTAATGCTAAATGTAGTTGGTATAGTCGGAAATTTTTTCAAAGGAGTAATGGAAGGAATGGGAGTAGATACACAAACTTTGGGACAATTTATTTCAGATTTATATGTTATTACCGGAGCTACATTTAAAGGTTTTTCTATGGCGGTTTCAACCGCTTGGGGAATCACTAAACCTATATTTGATTTTTTGGCTGAAACATTAGGAAAAATAATAGGGTTATTAGCGAAAGTATCATTCGAACCACTTCAAAAAGGAGCAAGTTTTTTATCGGGACTTTTGGGTGGAAAAAAGAAAAGTGCTCTTGGAACAGATAATTTCGGTGGAGGAACAACAACTATTTCGGAACAGGGGAAAGAATTATTTGCAACTCCAAGTGGTCTTGTAGGAATATCCCCTAATTCAAGAAGTGAAATGATGTTACCGAAAGGAACTCAAATTTTTTCTAATAAGAAAACTGAAAAAATCATGAATATGGCTAAAAATATATATAATAATCAAGTGTCATTACCTCAAGGTTATGGAAATTCTTATGATATAAACATTCCAATAAGTATACAGCAGGTTGCACAAGATAAAATTGAAAAAATAAAAGCATTGAGACCACTTATTACATCACTCATTGAGAATATATTAAGCGATAAGGAAAGCGATATGGCTTATAAATGGGGGGATATGTAAAAATGATAGATTTAAAACAAATAAATAATCAGATAAGTGGTTACAAAAATCAGTATGATAATTATAGAAAAGATGTTTCGACAAAATTAAATACTTATAAGAAAAAATATCTTGAGAAATACAGAGAGGGTGTTTACATCAATAATATACGGCTTGATTGGTGCAGAATATCTGAAACACAAAAAGGGGATATGAAAGACAGCCCATTAGATCCGTCGGATATTCCTAATCAAATATCAACAAATTTACGTATAAGTGATAAGGAAATAAATTTAGAAGCTAAATTCAACATAGATAATCGACAAAAAAAAGAACTTTTTGAGGAGATAAAACAATTATTTTTGAAAAAGCAAAGAATAAATATAACAACAAGTAATGAAATAATTGAAAATCTTATAATTATAAGTATTTCAAAGGAATTAGATAAAAATAATTATGCTTTCTCATTAAGTATGAGACAATTTCAAACAGCTAAGATAACAAGTACAGGAGAAGTTAAATCAGGAGAACAGACACAAGTAAACGGGACAACTACAGTAGGAACACAGGGAACTACTCAAAGTAATGTTTCAGGAGGCTATTTAAAATGAGAATAAATTTAGACAAAAGCTTAATACCGTTAAAATTTACTTTAAGAGTATTAGATGAGAATTTTCAGTTACATTTTAAAGAGCATAAAATGCTTATCAATGATGATGAGTTAAATCCTATATTTAAAAGTCGTTTATATCTTGATATTTATAATGAAGATAATAAACTAATTTTAAAAAATGAAAAGTTAGTTTATGGTGTTCCTGTAGGATTGTATTTAAGTAGAGATAAAAATAATAATACAAGCACTGATTTTCCTAATGCTTATATATTTCCATTTTCAAATGACGGAATTGAAAAAGAAGTGAATTTCGATAATTTAAATAACACTGTATTCATTGAATTTATAGAAAGAGAGTAATTATGGTGGATAACAATAGATTTATAATTGGAGAGCTATTTAACGAAAGTGCATTAATAATTATAAGAACAGCAAGTAAAGATATTGAAATTCCATATCAATATTGGGATCCAAATAATACTGAACAAGACAGAGAAATTAGAGGATATGATATATCAGTAAGTTATAAGGATAGTGAAAACAATGATTTAAGCAGTGGAGAAATAACTATATTTAATTTAGCACAATCAGATATAGATTTAATAAGAGAAAAAGACACTATAAATGTAAAAATGGGATTTGGAAGAGATATAGGAGAAGTTTTTACAGGGACTATAACCGAAGTAGTTCAACTTGAATATGAATTGAAAATAAAATTTTTAGAAGCAACAAAAACTTTTAATGATAGAGTAAGTATAGGATTAGAGCCTACAAAAGCAAGTAAAGTGATTAAAGAAATTGCAGATAGTATTGGATATGTTGTTAAAAAATGTGATTTGAAAATAGATAAGCAATATAAAGGTGGATTTTATTTAAGCCCTTATGATGTGCCTTTGCGTAAAATTATACAAATTGTTGATGATTGTGATAGTAAAATAAATCTTAAATATGACGAGATATATATTTATTCTAAAGAAAATAATGATACTGAAAAAATTATTTTAAATAAAACTTCAGGACTTTTGGGAGAACCTAAAAAATATGTTAAGCCTGAAAAAACATCAGCTAAAAATAGAGGGAAAGCAACTAAGAAAACTAAAAAAGAAGATAAAAAAAAGAGAAAAAGTAAAAAGAAAAAAGTAGCAAAGACAAAAAGTCCTGAAAATAGAAAAGTAGAATATGACTATAGCTTAAACTGCTTATTGATACATTACTTAAAGAAAACTGATAATGTCATTATAGAAAGTAAAACATTTAACGGAAAAGCAAAAATAGTTGCATTATCTATAAAAGACTTTGTAATGGAATTAAAAATCAAAGTATTAAATGAGGTGAAGAAAAAATGAATGAAGTAGTACCGACAACAACATTAGGAAAAATAACAAGGGATTATGGAGACGGATTTTATGCCATTCAACCACTGGGTACAATAAAAGGTGTCGAGTGGCAGCCTATACCTCGTGTTCCTATGTGCCAATTAGGAAATAAGAATATAAATCAAATTTTTCCATTTAATGTTGGGGATATTGTCCCTATTGCTTTTTTAAGTTTTTCTCAATCAAATTATTTAGAAAGTGACGATGAAGGAGATTTAGACAGTGATTTGACAAATAGTTTTGCTGATTGCATAGCTTTTCCTTTTGTCGTTCCGACAGCTTCTAATTCTTTAAATGCTGATACTATTACAATTAATGGTAATGTCGAGCAAAGTGGAACACTAACAAATGATGAAACTACAAGCAGTGGCATAGTTTTAACAACTCATGTTCATGGCGGAATTACTAAGGGGTCTGATAAGACGGAAAAGGCGGAGTAGTTATGGATTTAAAATTAGGTAATATAAATCATGGAGAATTAGAAGTAAAAAATAATGATCTTGTTTTAATGAACGATGCAAATATGGAAATAATACAAATGATAGCTTTAATGTTACAAATCAAGGCAGGAGAATTAGAATTTGACACTAATTACGGTCTTGATTGGGCATATTGGGAAACAGGAAATAAAGATTTAGTTGAAGAAAATATAAGAAACAAAATACTTTATTATTTCAAAGAAGTAAATAAAATAAATTCTATTACATCAGAATTTGTCACAAAAGAAAAAAGAAAATTAAAAGTTTTTATATCTTTGGATATTAATAATCAGACATATGAAAAAAGTTTGGAGGTGTAAAATGGCAAGAATTGATATACTTGAACTAAATGACATAATCGGTACAATGGGAGAAAATATTAAATCAATACAGTCAAATTTTAGTATAGACAAGCGGTCTGTATGGTATTTGATGATTGGGTATCCTGTAGGAAGATTAGCTCAACAAAAATTATATAGAATACAGTATATAGCCGATAAAGCAAATATATACAAATGTGAGAATGAAGAATTGGATGATTTGCTAAACGGAAACTTTAATTTTTCTCGTAAACAGCCAAGTTATGCAAAATTATTTGTAACATTTAATGCTGTAAACGGAACAACTGTAGGAATAGGAGAATTAGGAGTAAAAACATCAACTGGAATTGAATTTTTTAATACAAATACAGCAACAGCAACAAATAATTTAATATCTTTGGAATTTGAATGTGAAACTCTTGGCAGTATAGGAAATGTAGGAAGTAATGAAATAACTAAATTTATTACAACAGTACAGGGAATATTATCAATACAAGCAAGTACGGAAGGACAAGGCGGTCAAGATAAAGAAACAGATATAAAGTATCGTGATAGGTGGTTTAATTCAAGATTTAAAAGCTTTTGGAATATAGATGGAATAAAATCAGCATTAATGGATTTAGACGGTGTAGAAAGTGCTTATGTAAATGAAAACGATCAGCCTGTGGCTGTAAATGGAGTAGAGCAAAAAAGTGTGATTATTGTTGTTGACGGTGGAATAAATGAACAAATAGCGAATGTGATATTTCAAAAGAAAGATCAGGCAATTAAAAGTGTTGGAGATATTGTCGCTTATGCAACAGATACATCAGGAATAAAAAGAGAAATTAGATTTTACAGACCTACAGAAATAAAAATTGAAGCACAATATATATCAATACCGGGAAATTATGCTGTGGAAAATAAAAATAAAATAGATGTGTTAATAAACGAATATATAAAATCTAAAGGTGTAAATGGATTTATTTCAGCATATGAATGTTTTGTAGAAAATATAAGACCAGCTATATCTGAAACGGATTTAAAACATTTAGATTTATCATTTAAAATACATAATTCAGGATTATCTTTTAAAACAAACTTACAACTTGGGATAAAAGAAAAAGGAGTGCTTTATGTATAATAATTATAAATATTTGAATAGTAAAATTCCGTATATTTTAAAAGCAACAGACACAAATCAATTATTTGTAAAAAGTATTGCTAATGTATTTGATTTAGTTGATAAATATATGGATATGCTTGAAAATTATTGGCTTATAGACAAAGCAAAAGGTGAGTTTTTAGATGATTTAGGAGCATTAGTTGAAGAAAATAGAAATAATGATGTAGATGATAATTATAGAAAAAGAATTAAATTAAAATTTCAGGCATTAGATATAGTACCAACTCTTGATAATATTCTGAAATTGATAAAAAGTTTTACAGGATTATTTCCTGAAATTCGGGAAGGCTGGAAAGTTGACGGAGAAGCGGGAAGATATGATATAGATTTTATAGCTGAAAAAGATTATAACTTTTCATTAATAGATGTTATTGATTTAGAAAGTATAATAGGCGGAGGAATAAAGATAAATACAAGGAAATGTTTAGAAAATTATACGGAAGCCTATTATAGTGGAGATGTACAGTCAGGAGATAAACTATTTCCATTTTATTCAGAACGTAAGGCTGATTGTAATTTCAGTTTTAATGATATACCGTATTCAAAAGAAATAAATTCTGGAGATAAACTATATTTATCAGATGATCTAATAAATTTTGAAAGGAGATAAAAAATGTCAAAGAAATTTACAAATGTAGTAGATAGAGGAAGAGTTGTATCGAACAAATATAACCTTGTAAATAATGGCGACGGAACAGCATTAATCACAGATATTGAAAATAATATTAATGTACAGGGAACACCTTTAGATAAAAATTTATTTAATCCTATGCAAGAGGGATTGATATTTACTGTAGAAACAACTCATACAATAGAGAATGGTACAGATGTTTATGAATTAGATATAGACGGTTTACAAGGAGTAAATAATTTGAATGGATTACCTTTATTTAATGGATTATCATTAAATATTAAAGTTAATAAAGAAAATACAACAAATGTTGTAAAAGTAAAAATATCAGGAAATAAATATGACCTTGCAAAAGAAAATAATGATACTTTAGAAAATTTAAAAATAGGGGAACTTAAAAATAAATATCATAAAATAATATATAACGGAGTTAGATTTGTTTTATTTACAGGAGTAGGGCTTGAATATAGTAAATGGCTTGAAACAATAGGCGGACAGTTTGGAGGGTATGTAAGTAAAGTAGCAAATAAAGAAGCGGGGAAACTCTATATTAATGATGTTTATGATAATAAGTTGTATGTTTGTGTGACAGCACATAGCTCAACATCGTTTGATATAACAAAATATAGAGATATTACTAACAATGGAATTTCAAACAAATTGGAAAATTTATTC